AAGCATCTCAGGACAGAGGACTGGGAAGAGGTATGCAGGTGCCTGTGGGTGCTCCTGCAGCAGAGGGAGCACAGCCCGCTGCACTGAGAGACTACAGCCCGATGACCGGCGCTGTCCCCGGGGCGATTACCGGCGCGGCGCGGCAGGCTATTCCTTCCGCTATTCCTCCGGCACAGCCCATCTCTCCCGTAGCTGCGGTTTCTACCGGCCCCGCGCGCTTCACTGGCGCTCCGACCGAGCTTCAAATTCGTGACGCCGAGAGCGACCTTGCCTCTCTGCAGAGGTTCCGCGAACAGGCCGACAATGTTGCGGCTCAATCCGAACTCGACGCTGCGTGGAACGAGCGGTTCGCGGGCAAGCCCGAACTCGCCGCCATGGCGGAAGAGGTTTCGACCCCCGATCTTGTTGTTGTAGAGGACCCCACCACCGCTGCAGACAAGCGCAAAATTCTCGCCTTGTTCGAGCCGGGCGGAGTGAAGAAGGGTAAAGCTGGCCAAGCCGGTGCCAGCAACGCGCGCGAGTATTTTGCCAAGTTCAAGCGACCCGTCGACGCAATCGAGTGGATCGTCGCAGATGCCCATCTTCCCAACATGAAGTTTGACACTGAAGAAGGCACGACCACTGAGATCAGGCTTGCCGGTGATGAGACCATCTCCCCTGCCGAACGCGCCCTTTTTGAAAACACCAGCCGTGTGCGTGCCCGTTCCGCTCTGCAGTGGATCTACAATAACCTGTCGCCGCAGGCGCAGCTGTCTGCTCGCAACCTTAGCCGCAAGTATCGTCGGTCGGCAGAGGCTGTGATCCCCCTTCGGGCTGCGTCCTCTCTGCCCACCTCTACAGCTGTTGGCCGCCGTGCCGCTACGGCAGAGGAGCGCGTCGCGTTCGAAAGAGAACTTACCGCCGCCGCACAACAGAAAGCCCTCGACCTTGCCGCAGACCGCAGGCTGGCGGAAGCCGCCGGTGCCGGTCTTGACGCGCTTAACAACCTTGCGACGGGCACGCGGACTATCCCTCGCCGTGCGGTCCCTTCGCGGAAACTCGCCGCCGACGACCAAATCGACATTCTTGTCGAGCACATCTTCAACCTGCGGAAAGGCCCGCTCGCTCGGCTCGCCGATGTTACCGACGTCGAACTTCCGCTGCACCCGGGCGTGGTGCGTGCTCTGCGTGCGAATGATCTGCGCGCTGCGCTGCGCATCCTGCGCCAGACCGCACCGAACGCTCGTATCCAAAAGCTTGTGTACGCCCTCGAAGCGTATGGATCGAGGCTCAATCTGGTGGTGCGTGAGAACCTCGAAAATGCCTACGGTCGTCGCGCTGTCGGTCTTTATGACCCGCCCACTCGGACGCTGTACATCGACAACAGCGAGGGCATGACGGTGGACACGCTGCTGCACGAACTCGTGCACGCGGCTACGGCGAATGAACTGCGCCGCCCGGGCAGCCAGCTGGCAGCAAAAATCGGCAAGCTCTATGTCGATACCCTGCCGCTTCTCGGCAGCGCCAACGGGGCTGCCACTCTCGACGAGTTCGTCGCCGAGGCTATGAGCAACCCGCTCTTCCAGCAAACGCTTGCGTCCATTCACCCAAAGGGCAAACGCTTCTCGGCGCTTGACCGTTTCATGGACGCCGTCCGCAGCTTCCTTCGGCAGCGCATGGGCTTTCCAGTCAAGCCGATTGAGTCCGCGCTCGACGTGGCCGACCAGATCATCAACCAGATCATTGTCGCCGACCGCGACAACCCTACGCCGGGGGCGCTCTACCCGCTCAGCACGCCCGAAGGGGCGAAAGCCACAATGGGGGCTCTGGCAAAGCTGGCTGGCTCCTTCCCAGAAGCGACAAAGCAGTTCCGTCAGGAGTTCGGCGATCAGGCTTCGGCCACTCTCAGTACTCTCGGCGGGTTTGCCAAGCGCTCCGTGCTGGGTTTCATGGGGATGCAGCCGCTCTCCGACGTTGCTACTTCCATTGGGGTGGACGGTGCGTTCGACCTTCAAGACGCCCTGCGTCAGCTGGACTCTGCGTCCATCAAGTCGGACGAGGAAGTGGACGGCGTCCTCAAAGCCATGACGGACTGGCTGGATGTGCACGGGGGCAAGAAGAACGCCTTCGACAGAGTCGTCAACACCTCTACGCTTGAGCAGGTTTTTCCGGGCCAGTCTCGGGAGGCCGCTCAGAAGAAATACGGCGATGATTCTCGCAAGATGCAGGCTTACGACGCCATGCAGAAGGACTGGGCCGCAATCGGCCCCGAGGGTCAGCAGCTCTACAACCTGATGCGCCAGCTGTATCGCAGGCAGTACGAGCGCCTTCGTGAAGCCCTCGCAGGGAAGGTCGACTTCGCGCTCTCGTCGAACCCGACGCTGGCTGCCGAAGTGAAGAAGAGCATCTACACGAAGTTCTTCGATCTGAACAAGATCGAGCCTTACTTCCCGCTGGCCCGCAGCGGCGACTACTGGCTGGAATACAGCGCCTTCGACCCGCGCACTAACACGACAGAGCCCGTCAAGGAAGCGTTCGAAAGCCCCCGTGCCAGAGAGCGTGCCATTCGTGAACTGGAGAGCCTGCCGGGCATCGCAAAGGGTAAAAACGGAAAGGCGATCTTCAACACGTACACATCTCTGGATGTGGTTACGCGCGGTCGCACGCCGGACTCGCTGTTCGTCAAGGACACCCTCAACATCATCCGTGCGAACCTTGCACAGCAGGGTGTCTCTAACGATGTGTCGAACAACATCCAGCAAGAGATCACTCGGATGTTCGTCGAGGCTCTGCCCGAGACCTCGTTCGCCCGCTCCCTGCAGCGTCGTAAAGGCACGGCTGGCTTCATCACTGATCCTTTCGAGGCGTTCCGGCTGAAGGCGTATAGCCTCGGTCGGCAGGGCGTGCGCTACGCCTACTCGAACAAAATCCGTGCTCTCCGCGATAGTATCACCGAGCAGGCTCAGGGCTCCGATGACGCCAACAAAGTGGCTGTGATTCAGGAACTCGCGGCTCGTGCAGATTTCGCCACCAACCCGCCGACAAGTCTTGTTGAGCAGGCGGTGCAGGCTGTTAACCGCACGGCGTTCACTTTCACCATCGGCTTCAACGTGTCGTCGGCGCTTGTGAACCTCGCGTCGATTCCTGTCGTTGTGGCACCGTATCTTTCCGGTCGCTACGGGATCAGCGGCACGGCACGGCAACTGAGCAATGCCTACAAGCTGTTTCTGAACAGCGGTCTGTCCCGCGAGGTGGAGCTGCCTACGACCTACATGGGCAAGAACACGATGGAAGTGCGGGCCACTCCGTCCATCGACAACTATTTCGTTCTGAACGACAGCAACGAGTACGTCCTGCGTGACGGCACCCCCGAGGCTCTTCGGGCAGAGCTCGCCGATCTGGGCATTCTCGTCGATGTCGCGTCCAAGAACGGGCAGCTGAACCGTTCCATGTTTTACGACAGCATCGGTGCGGAAGAGGTCGGTCGTTCTCGCGGCCTGTCGGACAAGTTCGCTGCCTATAGCGGCTTCCTGTTCCACAACGTCGAACGCGCCAACCGGCAGGTCGCTCTCGTCGCAGCCTACAAACTCGAACTGGATCGGATGCGTCGTCGCCCGACCCGTGCTGAGCGCGGCCTGAGCGATACCGAGATGCAGCGGAGAGCGGCAGAGAGCGCCGTCTATCAGGTCACTGAGACGAGCGGCGGCTCCACCCTAGCGACCGCACCTCGCTGGGCTCAGCAGGGGATTGGGCGCGTCGCGCTCATGTTCAAGAACTACGGCCTGAGCGTCTTCTATCTGCAGATGAAGCTCGCCAAGCAGGTCGTTTTCGGCAGTGCTGACCCCGAGTTCACCCCGCAGATGCGCCAGCAGGCGTTCAAGCAGCTCGTCGGCATCCAGCTTTCTGCTATGGCTCTGGCCGGTGTCTCGGGCGTGCCGCTGTTTGGCGCTGCCAGCATGATCGCGGATATGTTCCTCGACGACGATGAAGAGAGCGCCGAAATGCTTGCTCGTCGCTATCTCGGCGAGGGCATCTACAAGGGTTTCCTCACCGATACTCTCGGCATGGACATCTCGTCGCGTATCGGTCTGACCGGACTTCTGATCCGAGAGAACCGTTACAACACCAACCCGTCTGCGGAAGAGTCTCTCGTCACCACCCTCGGTGGCCCTGCATGGTCCACCGCGACGAAAGTCGGACGGGGTGTCAGCGAGTTCGCTTCGGCAATGACCAGCGGGGACGGCGAAGCTATGGTGCGTGGCATCGAGAACATGCTTCCCGTGGCCATCGGGAACTTCATCAAGGCCGGGCGGTTCGCATCCGAAGGCGGTACCATCGACACTCGTCGCGGGGATGTCATCACGGGCGATCTGACCGCTGCCGATCTGGCTGGCCAAGTCATCGGCTTCAAGCCGAACGAGGCGTCTCTCCAGCAAGACCTCAGCCTGCAGAACGTTCGGATCAGCAAGTCCGTCGCCGAAAAGCGGGCGAAGCTCTCCCGTGCCTACTACATCGCCATGCGCGTCGGGGACATGGAAGGGATGGAAGAGGCGTTGGAAGATATCCGCGCCTTCAACGCTGACGTTCGCGGCAGATTCCCAGAAGCCATGATTGATGGAGAGTTCATCAAAGACTCTCTCAGACGCCACCTGCAGACAACGAACGAGATGGACGCTGGGGTCTATATCAACCCCGTTGTGCGGCAGGCGCTTCGAGATTTGTCGGGGCAATACGACAGAGGGCTGCAAATCTTCTAATAAAAAAGACCCCGGCGCGAAGCCGGGGTCAGGGTCGGAGAACAACAGAGGCGAGCTGGCGGCACGCTACACTGTCGAGCGCACAATATCATGCGGTTCTCCAAACTCGCAACCCCAAGTGTTGACGTTCGATCCTGTGCCGGAATGTTAGGGTTATCCCTAACCGGCCAGCGATAACCCGTGCCTGCCTCTCGCAGGTGTCGACGTTCACACAGGGGATGAAGAAGGAGCTTCCAACAGCAAGCTCCTCCCAAGGCACGACGACCCTCAGCCCATCTGGGTCAAGGTCATTCAGCTTTTTTACCATCTCCGTCATCCAGCACGATGGGGATCTCAATGGCGTCGGCCACAGGCATTTGCATCTTGGTCCCCTTGGTCAGACGCACCTTGCGGCGGTTGGCGTTGTACTTCGATTTCAGCTCGGCGAGGACGGAGTTGTAGTTGACCTGACGCTCGGACAGCCACTCGCGGAACGGCGCGGGCAGAAGGTAGAGGACGTGCAGGTCCGTCTCATAGCGACCGATAATGTCGGCGGTCCTTGGCTGCTGATCCGGCACAACCAGATCGTCAATGCCCGTCTCGTCACCCTTCTTGCGGCGGTCGAGGGTGGACTTGATCTGCAGGATGCGGCCCATGTTCTGATAGGTATAGGCCGTGACGAGGTCCATCGGGTCGAGGGACATCTCAGAGGAGGCGTGCTTGTTGTGGGCGAGGATGTGGTTGATCACATACCGCTGCAGATTTTTCACGTCGTAGGGGATCAGGCCGAGGTGTTTGCAGATCACTGCCGCAGCCATGGAAGCCGCTGCCGCTGCCGACCAGAACCGGTTCTCAGGGCCAAGGTCCGCAGCTTTGTCGATCTGCCGCTGCAGGGTCTCAATAAGCAGTCGCGTCTCGGCGATGTGGCCCATGACGTACTGCACGAAGAGGATGCCCGCGTGGCCGTAGTTGCTCTGGATCTGGGCACTGAACGCATCGGTGAGGGCCTTGTCGGCCTTCTGCGTAAACAGCTTGCTCGTCTCGATTTCGAGCACCCTCTGGGCTTCTGCTTTCGGCATTGCCTTGGCGATTGCCACCTTGTCGATCAGGCTGCAGTTGGCTGACGTCACGAACAGGAGGTTCCACGGGTCTCCGCGATAGCGCTCGGTGTTTCCAGTGGAGGACATCCGGTTGCGCTGCTGGCCACCTGTGATCTGGTAGATCAGATCCGAAGCGTCGTGCGGCCTGATGTTGGTAACTTCGTCCATGCACACGGGCAGAGAGTGCATCACGTCGGCACGGTTCATGCGCGAATTGTGGGTGTCGTCCTGCTTCAACAGGAGCTTTCGGGGGTCGCCCCACGGCGACAGCGCTGCGTATTGGGCGTGCGTCTTGCCGAAGCCCGAGTCCTTGGACCACAGGTGGATCAGCGCCGCGTTGATCGGCAGGAACTTCATCAGGGCGGAGCCGAAACCGGCGCAGACCACAAACTGATGCAGCTCGAAACCGGGGCGGTCGTAGAAGCCGATAGCCTCTTTCCAGCCATCCAGCGTGCCTTTGGTTTCGAAGAAGTCCATCATGCCGCGCGTGGCGGATGACGGTGCGTTGAACTCGGCGTCGTTCTCGTAGACGACCTTTTCCCCAAGGACGAAGCCCTTGAAGTCGGGGAGCCAGCCGAACTGGCGGTGAGCGTTGTCGGCCTGCGTCGTGTATTGCAGCTCTTTCACCGACGTCTGTGAGTAGGTCATGATCGCATCCACTTCTTTGTTCATTGCCATGACGCCGTAGGTGGCGAGTACCTTCCGAAACTCGTCCTTCGAAGTCACCACGTAGAGTGGCACCACAAAGGTCTTCACGCCGTCACGAGGGAGATGGTGCCTCATCTCGATAATCTCGCCCATTTCGGGGTCTGAGAGGCGGCGGGTAACGTAGAGGTCGTTGTGCCAGATCGTCTTCTCTGTCACCTCGCCATCGTCGTCGATGCTGCGAAGAAACACGCCCCCATTGGCCCCACGGAAATAGGGCTTCGGGTATGGCGGGATGGTGTAGGTCTTGATCGGTGCGTCAGGTTCGTCTCCGTCTGGAACCTGTACGACGTTGTCTTCGGGGTCGGCTTCCTTGATCTGCTGACCGAGGACGATGGGAGACTTGATCTTGCCGAGGTTGGGGCAGCCCTCGCAGCCTCCGGGGTTATTTTCCTCAAACCTGCCGCAGAGATACGGCCCCTTGATCATGTCGGCCTTCCGCATGGCCCCGCGCTCGGTGTAGTCGGGGTGGCCCTCAGATACCGCCTTCACAGCCTTCGGCGCGTCCGTGCAGTGCTTGGCGATGGAGAGAGCCGCACGCCACATGGGTTCGGCCAGAGACGCCCTGTTCTGGACGCAGTAGGCGAGCTGTGCGCAGCCCTTACCCTGAACCGTCTTTTGCAGAATAGTCTTGAAGAGGGCCTCGCGCTTGCCGATGAGCGCGTCCATCAGCGCACTGTTCGGACCGGACGGCACGTAGGTCTTTGGCACTGGCATCATAATGCCGCCAGCCTTCGCTTCCACGCGCCCCGCGAAGTCAAAGAACTCCACAGCGCTCGGGGGCGACGTGCCGAAGAACGACACCGCCCGTGGGTCTTCGCCTTTGAAGTTTCGGGTGCCGGGAACTCGCAGTACGCGGGCAGCGTCGGCGGTCACAGCGGGATCGGACTTGAACCCCTGCGCCTTTGCCAGAGCCTTGAGCTTCTCTGCAATCGGCAGCCAAGTGTCGTAGTCCACGGGCGTCGTCAAAGGCCAGTAGACATGCACCCCGTAGCCGGAGTTGACCAGAAACGGACGCGGGAGCTCGTTACGCTGAACGAACCCCTTTAGCTCTTTGATTGCCGTTGCCTGATCGGGAAAGTCTTTGGGCTTGCCGTTCTTGAGGTTGACCCCGCAGTCGAGGTCCATGAAGAAGGCGCGCATCTGCTTGACGTTCTCGGCCTCACGAGACCCAGCCTCGTCGAAAGTAGCGAGGGCGTAGTAAGCGTCGATGCCGTTCTCGTCCATCTGCTCAGCCACAGCCTGCAGACGCTCGATAGAACTGTAGAACTTCTGAATGCGCTGGCCGTCACGAAGACCCAGAACGCAATAGTGCCCTGCGGTGCCGAGCACGGTCCGCAAAAACGAGGTTGTATCCATTGCCGCCACTCTGCCTGTTGGGATGCCGCGACGAGGCGAGGTTATTTTTATACCCCGTCGCGGCGAGCCTAGATAGGATTACTCGTCGTCCCACTGGTCGACAAGGGACGAGAGATTGGCAGCTGCCTTGGGCTCTTCCTTGGGCTTGGACGCAGCGACCTTCTTCGGCTCCACGACCTCCTCGTCGTCATCGTCTTCAACGACGCGCGCCTTGGCCTTCTGCTTCGGTGCTTCATCCTCGTCGTCGATGATGAAGTTCTTCTTCGCCGAAGGCTTCTCGGACTTGGACTTGACGCCGTCGGCCTGCGCCACGCTCAGCGTGATGGCCTTGATGGCGTCTTCGCTGTCTTTCATCTCGACAGCCGTCCTGAGCTCCGCTTCGTCCAGAGCACGCACAGGCTTGAAGAACAGCTTGGGCGTCTCGGCGTTCTCGTCGAAGCGCATCTCCGTCATCACCGCGATGATCGGGGTGTTGTGAGCGTTCAGGAACTTGGCGTAAGCCTGCATCCCCATGTCGCCACCCTTGGCTTCGCCGAAGATCGAGGTCGCGGGCAGCTGCAGCTGGTAGACTTCATCCGGCTTGCCTTCCAGCGTGATAGCCAGACGCTGGTTGAAGCGGCACGCACGGCTTTCGCCCTGCCCAGAACCTTTGACGTTCATCGGGCAGTCGGCGCAGCGGGAGGCTTTCTTCTGCTCCGCAGGCACATCCGGCGAGGGAACGCGCGTGTCCGCCGACCAGCACGAGGGTGCACTCGGATTGTTCGGATCGTAGGTGCCTTCGTAGTAGGTGCGCGACACCGCAGCGGCATTGACCACCACCACGTTCATCGTGTCGGACTTGGACACGGAGACCTGCTCACCGCCCACGAACAGGCGGAACTTGCCGCCCTTGAGCGAGATGCGCTTGCCAGCGCCGCCGCCACCGCCCGCGAGGTTCTTGTTCATCTCCTGCAGCGACTTGAACAGGTCGCTGTTAACCAGAGGATTGTTGCCGCCGAAAAGGGTCATTTCACCCATGGTAGTTCTCCTTAGTTGCCGTCTTCTTGGTTGAAGTCAAATTCCAGCTGCTCCGGCTGTTCCGGCGCTTTCGGTGCCGAGGTCAGCGCAGCCACGAGTTTCGGAAGGTCGAACCGGTAGATGTAGCCGACCTTGATGTAGGCGTCCTTCGGGATGGTCCCGTTCCGCAGCCAATTGCGGACGGTTGCCGGAGACACGACAAAGTGCTTTGCCACATCTTCCAGAAGCACGAAGGGGCTTTCAGTGCTCATCACTTTTTCCTCACGGTGATGACGTACTCGTTTTCCACGTTCAGGCCGGGAGGGAGCACGTCGGGGTTTTCTTCGAGGTACTGACGCACCGTGGTCTGGTTCAGGCGCTTCTCGTAGAACTCGGGCATCTCATGTTCCAAGATGAACTTGTTCATGGACTCCCAGTCGTTGGTCCAGTAGCGCGTCTTCAGACTGCGGTAGAAAATACCGGCGGGGGTGCGAACGCTCTCAACGCCCTGCTGTTTGCAGTAGTCGAGCAGCGCACGTTTGATCTTGTCCTGCTGTCCCAGCAGTTTTTCGTCTTCGGCTTCGAAGGCCGCCTTGATCTCGGCCCGCTTGTCGCGGATTTTGATGTAGATCTTGGTCAGCTTCTCCACCGAGACTTCAGGCTCGACAGTATCTGCTGGCACGTCTTCGGTGCTCATAGCGGTTCTCCTTCACTATCAGGATTTGTGTTCTATTGTAGTCTTATGCTCTAGTCAAGCATTTCTTTGTAAAGATCTACAACTTTAGTGTGCACATCAATTTTGTCATCAAGAAGCTTGTAGACGCGGCGTTCGACGCCGGACCCCTGCAGCTGGACGACCGTGCACTTGTTGACCTGACCCTTACGATGCACCCGCGCGTTGGCCTGCGCATAGGTTTCGAGCGACGACGTGGGCGACCACCAGACCACCGTGTTCGCAGCGGTGAGGGTCACGCCGTGAGCAGCAGCCTGCGGCTGGATCAGAAGAACCTTCGGGTCTTTCTGCTCTTGGAACCGCTTGAAGATGTCGGTCCGCTTATGAACCGCCACGTCCCCCCGAATGATTTCGGTGCTGATCTTGTCCTTGGCGAGAAGCTCGGACAGCAGGTCGATGACATGCCGGAAGGGAACGAAGACGAGAACCTTGTGGGACGCCTCCTCGATCACCTCTTTGAGAACGTCATAGCGGTGCTTGATGTCGAACTGGACGGTCGAACCCTCGTCGCCATACGCAGCCCCTGCGGAAATCTGCAGGAGTTTGTTCATCAGCACGGCTGCGTTGACCGCCGTGATCTGTTCGCCAGCAGCCACCATCGCCATCTGGCTCTTGAGCTTTTTGTAGTAGGCGTCCTGCTGCTTGGTCAGTTTGACATCGCGCTTGACGTAGACCATGTCGGGCAGATCGAGGCACTGATCGGTCGTGAAGCGGATGGCAGGCTGCAGTGCCCTGAACACCGTCTCGGTGGAGTTCTCCTTCGGTAGCCAGCGAAACTGACTGACCTTGGTCATGACCATATCTTTCCACGCACCGAAGAACCTCGGCACCCCCTGCGGATTGACCAGCTTGGCGAGGCCGTAGGCGTCTTCCGGCCCTTGGGCCGCCGGTGTACCGGTCATCATCCAGAGCCAAGTGTTCGGCCCAACCATGGAGTTCAGCACCTTCCACCGCTTGCTCTGGGAGTTCTTGTAGTGGCTGGCCTCGTCCACGATGATCAGGTCGTAGCCAGCGGCAACGATGTCTTCCCGCACAATCTCGACGCCGTCGTAGTTGATGATGAGGAAGTCCGGCTTCTGGGCGATGATCTCTTGGCGCTTCTTGGCCGTGCCGTATGCGATACCGACCGTCCGGTGCATCGCAAAGGAGAAGAGGTCCGACCGCCACGCACTGTCCATGATCGAGATTGGGCAGATGACCAGAGCACGCTTGACGATACCCTGCTTCATGAGGAAGTCCGCAGCCCAAATGGCCGAGGCCGTCTTGCCCGTGCCTTGCTGGTTAAAGCAGAACGCCCTCTGGTTCATCGTCAGGAACGCCGCCGTGGTCTTCTGGTGCTCCATCGGTGCGAACTTGCCAGTCCAGCTATACCGGCCTTCGATGGGCGACGGTGCCTTGATGTTCAGCGCCCGCAGGGTCTGGGTCTCTTTCACACCCCAATGGACGAGCACGCTGTTGGCATCGACCGGCTTGCTCTTTGGGATGATCGTAGTGACCTGTTTTGGATTGCGCAGCTTCAACAGCAGCGCCTTGTTGTCGATGATCTGCATTGTGTTCTCCGGTGTTAGGGGTTCCCCTAACGATTACTTCTTCTTAGGGCTGTGGCCGTTTCGGCTTCTGTTCTTGGACGGATGCTCCAGCTTGTACCCGTCGTCGTTGCTGCCACCCTTGGACAGCATCTTGTTGTGGCTGATGTCCTTGCCATTACGCGCAGACTTGCCGTTCTTCGCGTCGAATGCCCGCCGCGCCCGCTGCCGCTCCATCCGGTCCTCGTGTTCACCACGAGCCTTCTGCAGTTCATATTCGCGCTTATAGGGGCGGGGCGACTTCGTGTAAGGCATGGCTATTTACTCCCATTGTGGGCGCACTCTACCACGGGGCAGTGTTTTCGGCAAAGTCCCGACGGGCGAGGATTCCACACGCCAGTCTCATACGCTTTCTCCAAGGCTGCGTACTTAGACAGCCACGGTTTCCACAGCACGGCTTCGTCGGCTGCCGTGTAATCCTGCTTAACCAGAGAGTTGGCGATCACGAAGATCAGACCGCCTTTGACTTTCTTCACCTGAGGGAAGTGCTTGAAGATGCACAGCGCCATCAGCTGCAGCTGTCCCGGGTCGGCGTACTTAGCGTCCTTGTTGGTCTTATAATCTACGTACCGTGCCTCTTCTCCGTTGATGATGATCAGGTCGGCCACCCCTCGGAACCACACCTTCTTGTCGAAGAAGCCGCACGGCTCTAGGTCTGCGGTCAGACCCATCTTGAGTTCGCAGTGTTTCTTGCCTTCCATCTCGGCCAGCTTCTGCAGGGTGGGTTCGATGAAGTCGAACTTCTTTGGGACAGGTGCGCCGTCTCGGATGTATTCCTCGCAGGCTTTGTGGAACTCCGTTCCGTACCGCATGGCCTCCGTCTGTTGGAACGGATACTCCTTGAGAACGTTCATGTGGTAGAACTGCTTCGGGCAGTTCTCGAACGCCTTCATCCGGCTGTAGGACCACGCGCCTGCCTTGCTCACGTTACCCACTCCCATTTGCCTTTGTTGTTCTCCTTTATCTTACCAGCATCTAGCAGCTCTTTCCAAGCTTTGCTGTTCTTTCGAGGAATTTTTTCCACGAGAGGTCTGGGTTTGGCCCCGATGTCCATCAGAATTTCGTCGCACTCGGCCTCGTACCAGTCGTAGTTGATGTCCTCGGGCAGTGTTTCAGGGAGGTCCATCAGGTGTCGCGCCGTTTCAGATCGCGGGACCATGTTGCCGTTCGTGGCGTAGTGGATCGCGCCATCGACGCTGTTGCTATAATACCACCGAACAACCTTGCCGATGGGTTGGTCGTCCTTCACAGCACCTCCGGTGACGGCGCGAAGCGTCAGGAACTTCCGAATGTCGGTGCAGTTTCGGATCGTCTCTCGGATCGGCACACCCTTGGTCAGCAGCGCGATGACCGCTTCGGGGCAGATCGGGTTCTGCGGGTTCTTGCTCAGCGACACGGGTGCGTAGACGCCCTTGGCCTTGGCTTTGCCGTCTTCCTTCACCGCGATGTAGTTGTTCACATCCCGCGAGTAGAGGGCGCGGTAGACGGTCTCCTCGGTCTTCAGGCCAGTGTGTTTCTCCCAGCGGGATATGATGTAGTTCACATCATCGCGCTTCGCTCTCGGGCATTTGATCACGATGCCGTCGGTGTTCGCCGACACGACCGGAACTCCATAACCCTCCAAGGCTTCGATCAGCATCAGCAGTGTCAGCTGGCCCGTGATCGTGGTGCGGATCATGAACTCTGGCGCGTAGAGGGCGCTGTAGCGGTTGGATGTCTTACCGAAGGTGCCGTTCAGAACGATCTTGAGGGAGCCCGCTTTGACCGAGTTGCCTGAGTGCTTGGCAGCAAGGCGTTCCTCAAGGATCTTCCCGTAGACTTCGTTGAAGTATCCCCCGAAGCCGCCCGGCTGCATGTTCATGTTCAGCATCATGCGTGGGTAGTAGCTCTCCACGTCTCTGTCGACCAACACCACGTCGTCGTTGCTGTAGTGGGCGGCCCCAGACTCCTGACTGTGCAGCCCACCGATGCCCAGCTTGTAGTTGCTGTTCCCGATCCTGATCTTCAGGCTGTCGATCTCCTTGGGCATCTTCACATGGCCCGTCTCTTCGTCGAGCACCATTGCCGATTCGCAGATCGTCTTGAGGGCTTCCTGCAGGGGCTCTGTGGCGAAGCGGATGTAGGCCGGAGGCTTGTAGTAGAACGAGCTGTAGTTAGGGTCTACCCTAACAGGCGTGTCCCCCGTGAGGCGCTCGTACTCGGCTTTCAGCACCGCCTCGGCGATCTGCGCGTCAGACTTGGACCGAAGGTCAACACCGTACTCGACGCTCATCGCTCGGCGCAGGTCGATCTGCTCCTTGAGTGCGTTGAACAGGTCCATGGTCACGACCGTGTCGTTTCGGCAGTAGCTGCGCAGCAAGGGGACTTGCTCAGGCGTGATCACGCTATCTGGGGGCAGAGGCAGTTCCTGCAGCCGACGACTGCCCATGCGGCCACCGTATGTCTTCAAGCCGACACGGCCCGGAGATACCTCGATCAAGTCGATGTGATCCACCTTCGGTGCCTGCAGCCCCTCGTCCCTGTAGAAGTGCCAAGGCTTGATGCCGCGCTCGATGATGCGGTCGCTGATCTTCTTGATCTTCTTCGTGTCCGGCGTCACCAGCGCATAGGTAAGCACAGGGATGTCGTAGCTGTTCCCGTTGAACGTGACGAGTTCGACGTCTTCGGCGGTCATTATCCGAAGAACTTCTTCCGCATCGAACTTGCTGTCGTCTTCGTCAAAGATTTCAAAGCGTTTGACCTTGCCCTGTTCGGTCATGAACAGGGCAAGGAAGTAGTTTGTGTAGACCTCAATATCCATAAACAGACGCACCAGCAGTCTCCTTACAGGTCGTCGTCGATGGGCGTGTCGAGGTGGTCGTAGAACACATCCACGCTCTTGGCGTAGTAGACGGCGCTGGCCCTGTCGTTGTCGGCCTTGGAAAAGACCTTGAGGCAGGCAGCTTCGCCCGTCTTGTGGAGAGAGTTCAGCCTCGTCGCCACCCGCTGCAACAGATCGGGCTGTGCCGAAAGCGGCTGGCTGATCTTGGCGATGGCATGGGTCAGTTCGTTGACCGTCCACGGACGGTTTTCAGAGAGCACGCTGTCCATGACGGCGACGAAATCGACTTGCACCGGTGCAGGGGCAGGCATGGGAGGAGCGACCGGCGCAGGGGCCGGTGCAGCGGGCTGGGACTTGGTGAACACATCTTCGATCCTCTGGGAAATCTCGACGCGCACAGTGCGCCAGCGGGACGGGTAGTGCGACGTGTCCGGCGAACGGTGGTTGTCCACAGCCCAAATCCGCAGACCGTCCCCAACCTGAATGTTGAGGCGCTCCACATCGCGGGCAGTGATGAAAACCTGCTCGTTCTCAGGTGTCAGGGCGAACCCGACACCAGACTTTGCGATGTAGTTGAACGTGGCCGACAGCTGGCACACATCGGCAGGGTTGAAGTAGTTCATTCGGCAGCTCCATCTTCTTCGATTTGAATTTCTCGGCACTCTCCGGCAATCGCACTATACGCAGCAGCATCGGTGTAGTTGTCGGGATGGTATCCCGGTCGCACAGAGCGCGCGATCTTCTGTAGCACGTTCATCCATGCCACAGCTTCGGCGTCGAGTTGTGCCCCCTTGCGGATAGCCAGATAGGCGTCCCACAGCAAAGCGCAGTCCGACAGGTTGCCGAAGGGCGGTCCATAGGTTTTGTTCCTGTCCCCGCTCGTCAGCTTGATCGCCGTCTCCAAGGTCTGCACCCGTGTGGGTTTGAAGGCGCGCTTCTGCCCCATGCCATCTTCCTTCATCTCGGCGCGAAGTCTCGCCTCGTCGATGAACACCTCCCTCGGCGTGCCGATGCGGTCGATGCAGTTCTGAGCGAACTCGGGGGTCACATCACAATTGAGAGCGACCTCGTGAGCATCGGCCAGCTTGTTGGACAGGAGATACTTCCAGACGCGCAGTTCTCCCTCAGAAAGTTGGTTCATATCTTACTCCATCATTTGCCAACTGTTCGTAATATTTAAGCTCTCTTTCCAGTGACTTCAAGTTGTCTTTCCCCTCCCACTCGGCGTCCCCGACCTGCCTGCGCAACTCTTTCACGCGCGTCGCAACACATATCAGGTCGTCAGTCACGGCTTCCATTTCGCTTATAAGATCCAATATGTCTGGCTCCACCCGACATAGCTTTAGCTTTTCCCGCAGCCGCTTTCGCAAGTTTAGTAGCTTCGCGTGGCTCATCCGGCGTCTCCCATGGTTCGCAAGGCAGTGCCACCTCTGATACCTGACATGTGTTCGTGCTGAAACTCGCCGTGACTTTCCCGACGGTAACTCTTCTGATTTTCATTGCTTGTCTACCATACCGGAAAGAACGGATCTCATGATGTTGCGATGCTCTTTGGCACCGGGCGTGGGGGCTCCCTCGGCACGCCTCTTGGCGTGGTAGATGACGTTAACCATTCGTGTCGCCTCCTTCCTATTGTTGGCTCCCTTGGCGCTTATCAAGTGCTTTCCTTTCCATTCTTCATCCGTTGCCATGCTCGTTCGATCTCCTCTTCCTTCGTCAACGAGGCGGTCGGCGGGGTAGCCAAAGCCGCCCGCCGTATCCTGTTTACCTCGGCCTCGTTCTGCTTCGCCATGTATTCCAGCAGATCGAGTTGCTCCTGCGTCAGCCACCAGCGAGGGCAGGGTTTGTAGCCCGCCTCACGCAGCGCCTTTGCCGCCCGACCTGTGAGGTTCGTGGTCACTGCTTGGCCTTCAGCGCTTCGGCCTTTTGCCTGATCTGGGCGATGACGTTCAGTTCAGCCCGTCTGCCGTGGTTGTTCTTGCCATACTTTATCACGCCGACAAGATGGCCGCAGAGACGCAGCTTGGCGTGGCCATTCCCCGCTTCTACTTCCCAAGGCAGGCCCGTTTCATCCAAGGCGCGGGAAATAGGACTCCCGCGATAAAGCAGATCAGCCATCCTTCCCTCCCTCAATCTCGGCCAGCACGGCGCGGGCTTTGTACATAACTGTAGCCATCCGTATTTCAGAGCAAAGGTAACCGTCATCAACACAGTCGGTAAGGTCACGCAGTGCCTCCACCGCCTTGCCCAGCTTGGACATCAGGTCGATGATCGCGGCTTCTGCCTTGTCCTTTGTCGCGTCGAGACGTTGCTCCAAGGCTTCGATGCGGTCGGCGGCTTCTTCCCGCTCCCGAGACACCGCCATAAGAATGCTGGCAACGCCTACCTTGTCCTTGTCGAATGGCATCGGACCGCGCAGCCGCTTCACCAGATCGTCAGTCATCTTTCTTCCCCATCCGATAGGCGATGTAAGGGACGCCGAAGACAGCCGCGAAGAACACCGCAGCGCCCAGCAACGGGTGCAGGACGAAGGTGCCGATGAGCAGGACGAGGGCCCCCACAAAACAGCCAATGACGATCAGCACCAAAAAGACTTCCGGCGTTTCCGGTTTCCCCACCCAGTCAAGAAAGTCCTTCATGCTCTCACCCCTTCTCTACGCAGACGCCGTAGGCGCTTGTCACCATGCCATTGATGGCCCGTGTCGCATCCCATAGCGCCTCCTCGCACGCCTCTTTGGTGCGGAACTCAATCGTGGTCAGCCCGCCAGCGTGGCCTCCCTTGACCCATAGGATCAGAATGAACGCTTCCATCATTTCAGCTTCTCCAAAGCTTTCGTTACGTCTTCGATGTTCGTCTCGTCGATGACGAGGGCGATGCCGCCCACCGACGTGATCCTGTCCAAGTTCATCTGCTGGAGCGCGGTCGGCTTGTTGCCGTTGGCCTTGCACTCGATGCCGAAGAACCTGCCACGGTAGCACCCGACGATATCGGGAACCCCGCTCGCCCCGTAACCAGATGTCACGGGGTAGAAGTGGTAGGCCCCCAACGATCTGAGGGCCTCCACGACTTTCTTCTTAACCTTCGCTTCGGGCGTAGATGCCATCAGCCTGCCTCATAGAACGGGTTGGGCTTGGGTCGTTGGGACTTTGAAATCTTGCTACTCTCAATGCACTGCACCATCTCGACAGGCACGCTCCGCATCGTATCGGCGACGACTTCCATAGCCGCGTTACATTCGGCGATGCTGCGGTAGGGGAGCGCCGACACATACCCATCGTATGGCGCACCCAGCGTGATCACAAGAAATGTCCAGAACTCCATTCTATTCTCCTTTGATGATCCAGAAAACATCCTCACTGATACGCATACCAACACCCTCGACCTTGGTCTGCGGTGGGTCAACCTTCATCAGGTTCAGCACCGCAAGCTTTCTCCGCATCCACTCGGGCAGCTCATCTGCTGAGCGATAGATACCCTCCGCTTCGCTGTCGATATTCTCTAGGCCAAGGCACGCGACCTCCACGTCGTAGCTGTTAGGGTCAACCCTAACACGGTAGACATTCTCCATGTCGTCGATCCACCGCGTTCCGGCGGACGCTATGTCCATGTCGATGCTGACAATCCGCCGCACCGTCTCTCGCCTTCGCCAGTTTTGCCACGGGCCT